GAGGGATGAACGATCTGCGGCCGGGCGGCCCCGTCAGTGTGGAAACATACGGCGGTAAGCCTGGGTTAATTCCGAAGGACTGTAGTCACAACGAACTACGGATGTTCGGAACGTCGATAGAGGTCGAGTGGTCGACTGATTGACGATGCGTTCATAGAATCTTGAATTCTGTGCACACTTCCTCATCAGCCGCCATACGGCTCTGTTGACATTCGTTTCGGAAGGCTTTTCTTCGGGTACAGAACAGTTATTAACTTCCTGTAGTCGGAGTCTCATCGCCAGTTCACGTGGCACTTGCAAGTTCTCACCGAGAGCCTTGCAGGCCGTCTTCCGCTCATACCGGTAGAAGTAGTAACACTTCTCCCACAGTGTGAGTGGTCGTGTGGACTCGATTCCGAGACCCCCCTGATCCACAGAGATTTCCAAGGATCTCTTAGTCGATCGCAACACACTTCCACAGTGTGCACGAATCATTGACTTTGAGAACCCTTGCTTCAAGGCCTGTTCAAAACAGGACTCTGACGCGTCTCTGGAGACAAGTTTGAACTTCCCCGTTCTCTTCTTCACAAGCTGATCCTCTTCCCAGAGGAACAGTTGACTGTCGATCGAGACGAAGTTCTTCGACACGTAGTTCTTGCCGAGACTGAGGGAGAGGCCAACTAAGGCCGCCTCCTCTTCCCAGCGAGAGATCTGCTCTTCCGTAGCCACTGCTGCAATATCATCACCATGGAAGACGGCGGGTACACTCGAGAGAGTGGTTCCCGTCGCCCGACACATAGTGAAGGCATTTGCAAGACAGAGGATAGGGAAAGACAGGAGACTTCCCATCAGTTGTCCATTGGTCTGGTAGACCGAGGACAATCCTGACGATATAGGGTAGTTAATCAAATGTGGGCCGCATTCCCAACGGATAAGATCCGAAAGGAAGCCGGTTCCCAACTGTTTGATCAACTCCTCACCCACGACTTGAGAGAGTCGAGGATGAAGGTCGTCAGTAGCGGCTGTATAGTCGCCTGAAAGGAGAGTGTCTCCTGGTGTCGGAGAGAGAAGTTCTTGGAGGTTATACTCCGGGTCCCAGCAGGGTGTGAAACACCGCCACTGCTTGAGAGCCCTGAACATAGCCATCTGAAGGGGTTTGAGTGCATAAGTGAGTGGCTCAGGACGTGTGATCGTCCGGACCTTGAGAGGTTCCGGGATCGCAGTCACCTCACACGTATTCAGTTTTGAAGAGAGATCTTCTTTCTTGAATGTGAGGGCTGTGCCAGTACCACGCACCTCCTGACGGAGGATGTT